CCGTTGTTAGCGAGCTGTATGCGGACACCAACACTACGCGCATAAGCGTAGATATGCAACACATCAGAAGGCAATTGCCCAACGAGGTGTTCATATCGCCGCTCATGCGCCCTCCATCAACGGTGTACTTCAAACGCCCATCCGCAGCATACCCGACACAGCTATTAGTCAGCTGCATAGAAAGCAGCCAACTAAGCCGATCACGGTGCCGCGACCGTGGGAAGCATGCGGCATAAACCTCGTGCTCCCACTTCAGCGCATCGACCGAAACATGCTGGTCCATGCGCTTAGCATCCACCGGTATAACGGCGGGATGTTTGAACATGCACCACTTCTGATAGAGGATGCGTCCACTCGTTGCCGAGTTCATCCCTTTCATAACAGTCACGTGGCCATACAACTTGGCCAACGATTTAAAAATACGCTCCTCGAGGGGGCGCAAAAACCGGCCCACCTCGACATTGTACCTCGGCGATCTGGGACTGATCACACGTGGTACTGGATCCGCCTTACGAGTAAAATCGGTTTTCTCGTACTTGACGAAAACCTGAAGCTTGGCATCCGCGGCAGATATACTCCTCCTCAAGAGATCTGCTGCAGCAGCCTCGTAGACCTGCTTCTTCCGGCCCCGGAATGTGCTGACAAAGCCAGCACGAGTCAACGGGGCGGTCCGAGGCAAGAACAAACGCAGCTGCTCAAAAACCCCACGCATGGCGTTTTTGAAATGTCCCGGCTCAGGTCGCGGGGGTGGAACAAAGGTGTCATCCCGCTTAACATAGAACACCCTCTCCAACACTGCCCGCTCCAACGTGTCTATATCGTTATTAAAACCACGGAGGTCCATGGGAGGCGAAATCCCACTGACACGCACCATCCGGCGTGGTTTCACAGCACCCCATTGTCGACGTACGCGCAAATCGGGGTGAGGGGGGGCCCGACTAGGTCGGCATCCCACCCCGCGTACAACAACGGGGCCCCCCTAAAGGCCAGTTGGATTGGCAAAAAGCCAATCCAACCACCCCCGAGACGACCCATCCTGCGACCTTAGCCAATGGCTAATGGTACGCCGCGATCGATTAACATCCCGAAGTGCCAAGGAGGGTAAGAAACTCAGGTGCAGCGCTACATCAACGATGGCGCTAGCATCTCTAGCCCTGAGATCCTTGTGCTCAAGCGCCAAGTCCCGCAAAAACTTCCGCGTTATAATCTCGTTGGCCTCGGACCGAGTCCGATGACCAAACTGGAGATAAGCCTCGTGGGCAAAAGCCGAGGCCAGACTCTCAAACCGTCGCGGCCGAAACCGAGGGGTTGGGAGTCCCGCCACTGGCGCAGGAAGAAAAGCAACTTGGCGTTCAAAATGCATAACTTCAGCTAGAGCTAGCTGAGCCTCATTGTCATGTATGCCAATGAGGACTTGAGAGCGCAACTCGCGCCGAACCCAATCATAAAGCCTGCAGCACACATACGGTGCCAAGCTACCAACCGCAACCAAAGCGACCACCTTGCCCACAGCACCAACAACCCGAACACGATTGAGCAGTTGGAGCCAAACACGATCAAGACCACCTGTAGCAGACCCACCGCGACGCAGCCAGGTATAACTGCGAAGGGCGAACTTAGTAATGGCGATTGTATACATGTTAAGATGGTGATGGGGACGGGAGCCTTTGGCTCCCACGTCAACCACTGCACTGCGTGGTCCAGTCCATACCATGGAAAGGCAAGTCAAAACTTACAACGGTGGAGTACTAGACCACCACTAGGGCACAAACAGACAGTGCCTACCTATCACAGAAGGGTGACATCCCTGGGGCGAGCCTAACTCCCCGCGGCCTGACATAGTGGGTTCGACCCCACTAGGAACCGCACTCGTACCGGGCCACAAAACATCCCAGCACTCCGCCGAAGCCCTTTAACGGACACTAGAGTCCGTTACCCAACATTACAAACTGGCGGGGCACAGCCGCCAC